GATTATGAAAAGGATAAATTTTGAAAGAATTGAGATATTTGTTGATATTGATAAGACGAGATGTTCCGTTGAGAACTACAAGAAGGATTTTGCCAATATCATTTATCAACTTGGCAGGGGAATAGAGGCTCATGCCCTCGCATTTAAAATATTCAACTCCAATGGAGAAATTGAGTATAACGATGAAGAGTGTAATATGATTAAGGAATACGCAAGTTTATGTTCCCCAGCCTTTATTGATGCTATCAACAAATTACTATTGGAATAAAAATAATAAACGCAAACACAAAAGGATATGAACGACATTATTGAAACATTCATTCACGACCATTTGTTTTTACATTTGGTTTTGATAGCGGTAAGTATGACAGCTATCATAATCGCAATTGGGATAGATTTTATTTCGGGGATTCAGAAGGCCAAACAGCGTGGGGAACTTCGTACCTCGAAGAAGTACAAAATGACAGCGACAAAAGCGAAGAAATATTTTAATCCGTTTCTGACACTGGTTATGATTGACCTTATATGTTGCATCGTCATTCCATTTCCAGTATTCGCTATGTTATGGGCGGTTTATTGCGTTTTCTGTGAGTTCAAATCGGTACGTGAGAAATCATGGGAAAAGGCCGAGCTTCGGAAAGCGGAAAAGACCATGAGTATAATCATTGAGAATAAGGACGATATAGCACGACTGGCCGCACAAATATTGTTTGAAACACAAAAAGAAAAGGAGGATAAAAATGACACGGGGACTACGGAATAATAATCCGTTAAATATACGGAGAAATAATACGAAATGGCAGGGGTTGTCTGCAACACAGACAGATAAAAGTTTCTTTCAGTTTAAAACTATGGCATACGGTTATCGTGCTGCTTTTAAAACTCTTCAAACTTATATTCTTAATAAGTATGATACTGACAAAGACGGCACGGCCAATGAACTTGAAGATGTTATTATGCGATGGGCACCGCCATGTGAGAACAATACTGAAGTGTATATTGCCACAGTCGAAAAGCGTTCAGGCATATCTCGTCATACAATTCTGAACAGAAACAACCGGGAACAACTTATTGCGGTGGTGGCTGCAATGAGTTATGTTGAGAATGGTGTTCCTGCAAACATGGATGAGGTAAGGAAAGGTTGGGAGTTGATATAGGAAACAAACATATAAACACATAGAAGATATGGCAAACTTGAATTTTACTCTTAAAGAAGAGGATTGGTACGAAAGCCAACCTATACAGTTATCTACTGGGAAATTTGCTATTAGCATCAATTTTGGAGATGCAGCAAACAACAGAGTTGTTGTGTACAAAAGTTCTAATGGAAAGGATTATGTACCTTACAAAACAGCACTTGGGGTTGGAGAGTTCTGTGATATGAATGTCGACGGGTTGATAGCCGGACAATATGTTATGGTAGGATGTAATGAACTTCCTATTTCATCTTCATTTTTGGAAAGTTCTGATGGTAGCAGCAGTGCGAGCAAATCGGATATTTTAGCAGAAAGCGGACGTGCTCAACTGGCAGAGTCCCAACTGGAACAGTCCATAAATGCGGTGAAGACCGCTTTGGATGAATTGGTTGGTACTGTTGATGCGACTACGGCCATTGACACCTTCAATGAAATTGAAACCTTCCTTGCAGGAGTAACCAATGAAAAAACTCTGACTGGAATGTTGGCTGTTACTGATGGAAAGGCCGTGACCGCACAAACAACGGCTGATGCTGCAAAAAGTACAGCTCAAACAGCTCTTAGCAAAGCCACTGCCAATGAAACAAAACTTAATACAATACCTGAAATGCCGGAGAATGACGGTAAGATATATGGTTTCTGTAATGGTGCATGGGTAGTTATTGCGGAAGTTGGTAAAAATGTATATACAGATTGATTATGAGATTGAAGATAGGTATAGGAGTAATCTTTGTGTTACTCCTTGCGGCAACCTTTTTGATGTACCGGTTGTGGCAGGAAGAGAAGAAGGAAAGTGCCCGACTTTCAGATAATATGAAAAGTCTCTGTACTGGGCTTGAAGAATATAAGATTAGGGATAGTCTAAATGTGGTTGAAAACCATGTTTTACGGCTTAACATAGAAGAATTGAAAGAGCTGCGGAGTGCGGATGCAAAACTAATAAAAGAATTGAATCTGCGTCCAAAAGAAGTCGAATATATCACAACCACAAAAGTTGTCACTAAAGACAGTATTGTATTTGTTCTGAAAGACAGCTGTTTCAATTATTCAGATAAATGGGTGGATTTTTATGCAAATATTCCTGACAGCACATTTACTTATGAAGTGAGAGACAGTCTTTCAAGTGCGATAAGCCGGATATATAAACACAGGTTCCTATGGTGGAGATGGGGGACAAAGGGGTATAAACAAACGATAGTCAATCATAACCCACGAAGCAAAATCGTTTATAATGAAATTGTAAAGGTGGAACATTAATTAATAAGAAGGGAGCCGAAATGCTCCCTTCTCCTTTTTCTTTAGAAAGGCAAATCGTCTTTTTGTTCCCCAAAATCCACTGGCGGTTGAGGTATGGCAGTTTGTACGGGTGCCGCGGTGGATGATGCCCCCTGATAATAAGTTTGGGGCTGTTGCGCTGCGGTAGGCTGTCCTGGATTACGGAGTGTTGCTTTCCAGCAAGTAATGGAGTTAAACCATTTTCCTTGCCATTCATTCGCATTAATATCTATTTCAATATCAACGTCTTGCCCGACTGCTAATCCAAAATTCTGAATATTGCTATTCATTACTGAAAAAGCGACTTTTTTAGGGTATTGGCCGGGAATTTCCAAAACGAAATCTTGTCTTTGCCAGTTGTTACCATTTTTTGAGACACCCGATTGTATCGGTTGTGCCACAATAATTTTTCCTTCTAATTTCATTGTTCGCTTATAAATAGTTAAACACTATATGCCCGGCCTTTTCAAGTTTACGGGCATAATCTAACATTCTTTCTTTAGTGCTGAAACTTTCATCATTCCACCAAATGCCAAATCTTTTAATCTGACACTGATAGCGTTTGTCTCCTAATAGATTCTCGGATATTCCTATACGATATTTTGCCATTTTTATTCATCATCCCCAGCCGGATTTAACTTGTCTGACTCATTGATTGCGCGGCTGATAATATCACAATCAGTAAGTTTTCGTTGTATGATAGCCATCCCCCTTTTGCAATTATCACTTTGATTGAGGTCACAATACCCTCCCTTATATAAAATATCAGAAAGTTCGTCCAATACTTTAAGTGTGTCAGTGAGCCGGAGATATGTTATTCCGGTTACTTCTTTGTTGTATGGACGGACTTCTTCTATCCGTTTGTCAAGGGATAGACAAGCAAGCTCTGCCATACATCTTGTAAGTTCTACTTTGGCAAGTAAGGCACTGTTTTCAATCCGGCATTTGTCAAATTCCAGTTTAATGGAGTATTCCATTTTAAGCAGATCAGGTTGTACTTCATCTGCAATATACTGGTTAGCATCAGCCATGAAAAAAGCCCGGTGTCCAGCTATTTTATTGATTTTCTTTTCATATTGAAGCATCAACTGTTCCAGTTTATTTCCTTGCTGCTTTACGCGGAAACGACAAAGCCTTGATTTACGTAATTCACTTAACATTTCTACAATTAAGGAACAAACTATGTCATTGGTGAACAATATGTTATATATTGCTGCCAGTGTGATATTTTCAGCTTTTAACTTCTTGTCTTTTATATCACCTATTTTTCTTTCCATAAGTTCATGAAATCTTTATAGACACATGGTAGTGCAAAGATAAGGACAAACGTCTCAACAATCAACTTTATTAATTGTCCGGTTCCTATATCAATCCATTCTGTTTTTATTATAATTCATTTTGGCTTCAATGAGTGAATCAATGTCACATTTGAAATGATGTAGTGTACTTAGGGCAACAATGATTACATCTGCCAGTTCTTCTTCTACATCTAAATACTCTTTAATATGTGGAGATTTCTCACCCGTACACTCAAAGACTTCGGCAACTTCTTCAAGCAGATCGCGGTGAAGATTGTTGTTGCTATCATTGTCGGGATCAATCTTTCCACGTCTTACGGCACATTCATAAGCTTTCTGCGCGATCTCATTTAATTTTCCCATTATCAATATGTTTTATCCAGTTATTATCTTTCTCCAAAAACCATTGCCAGCCATTTTGGGGCTTGATTTTTCGTTTTATATACCGGCGAACTGTGGCATAATTCAGATTTAGCTTTTGGGCGGCTTGGGTTATTGAATCGAATCTATACCATTTGCCTTCGGGAGTGATTGCGATACACGCAAAGGCATGGGCGTTTCCATTAGACCAATATCTATGTCCTTTCAAAGCCTCGCTGTGTCTTTTTCTTATTTCAACAGCTCTCTCTTTGCCATAGTATTCTTCATAGGTTTTTCCTCTTCATCCGTGGTGATAGCCTTTATTGAAAACATTATGTCCGTTGACAACCCGTGTGACCGGTATTTCAGGGTCTAATCTTAATTCCATATTATTCCTTATTTTTGTAATTATCTCTTCTCATTTGGTGATAGCGATAGTACATGGATAAGTCGAGTTTACGAATGAAATTATCATCCGCTTTCATGTCAGAAACTTTTTGGGCAGGCTTGACTACCTCAAAGAAAATTCTCTTTACCGCATACCTTCCCTTTTCAAGAGAATAACATTGCACTGATCCTTCATAAGCATAAATAAGCCCGGCAAAATCAGGGACTTCATCGGGCTTTATCAAACTTTTTGGTACTATATAATAAAAATAATTGGTACGTTGGCCGGAAGTGACAACATCAAACTTGTTCTTGCCATATTTATCACTTTTCTTTTTATCCTTATGGAAATCACATCTGCTTACTTTTACTTCATATTCATAAGTCAGGCGTGACCGGGTAACTTCCAATAAGTCAGCTTCCCATTTCCCGACAAAAATATTGGGAAAGATGCGGTTTCCTTTTTTATCACGAAAAACATGATCGCAAAAGCCTTGTATAATATCAAGTGTTTTCATTTGATCTTTCCATGTTCCTTATCCAGTTCATACTCAAAAAATCCTTTTGCCTTATCATAAAGTCCGTCCTTTATATCAGAGAAATACATAGCGGCATTAAAGGCTTTCAATGCTGCCACACGAGCTTTCTTCTTATAATAGTCTGCCCGTTTGATCGTATTTTCTTCTTTTCTACGTTCTTGCTGTTCCAAATATCGGTCAACCGCTTCTCGTCCCCAACGGAACATGTCTTCTTTGTCGGCAAAGGTGGCAGATTCTTCACGGATCAGCCTTTTCTCCGAGGAAATGACATAAGCTGATATTCCTTTGTATCTACGAATGGAAACGGCTATGTCGAAACCTTTATAATTTTGCTGTTCAACATAGCCGCCAAGAGTATATGGGAAGTCTGTCTTTTCTATCATACAGCTTTGATATTGATTAGTGGCACAATTGTATCAATAATTTCTACCGTAGGTTCTATAAGCTCTTTTATTTCCTGAACATTTTTGTATGCCATAGGACTTTCATCCAATGTCCCTTCACATACGGAAGTGGAATACACTTTGCTCATTTGGGTTTTGAATGCGTCCATTGATAATCTTTCTTTAGCTTCGGAACGGGAGTATAAGCGTCCTGCACCATGTGGTGCAGAATAGTTCCAGTCTTTGTTTCCCTTACCACGACAAAGAAGAATACCGTCTGCCATATTCATAGGAATCACAACGTAATCATTGGCGTATGCGGCAATAGCCCCTTTACGGATTATCATATCATCAAAGCTGATATAGTTATGGACTGTCTCAACGGATATTGTAGCGTTCCAGCTCAAAGTTCTGATTATACGCTGTATAATCAACTTGCGGTTGAATGCGGCATATCCTTGTGCGATCACCATGTCACATAAATAGTGGAGCATTGCTTCATTTGTGAGATACCCGGAATATTCGGCAAATTTTTCCTTCAAACGTAGTATTTCAGTTTGCATGAATTGTGGCTCAACAGTGGACTTCAAGCGTTGAATTTCATTAGAAAAAGCCTTTTTATCAAATTTTGCTATTTCTGCATGGTATTTACAGACCTTCACACCAAAGTTGCGCGATCCGGTATGTATTGTAAGAAATATATTATTGGTTGACTCGGCACGCCCCAGTTCTATAAAGTGGTTTCCACCTCCCAATGTACCTAAAGAGTTGTAGAATGTGCCTTCATTTATCCCCACCTTCTTACAAAGTTGTGATACATATTCTTCATTAATAACTGGTTTGGTTAGTTGGTATTTAGAGCAGAACTGATCCATTCTGATAGATAAGAAGGTAAACAAATCTTCCTTTTCTTGTTTGGATAAGGGTTGTTGGTTAATCTCAAATCCCATAGGTATGATGGAACGGATTGCATGATTAATGTCCGGGAAAGACTCTTCTGTTATTGCATTTTCAATTTCTACACACAACATTCCACAACCAATATCCACTCCGATATGATTGGGGTTGACACGATCTGTAACTGGCATGGTGAATCCAATCACTATATCTACTCCCTGATGGGTATCAGGCATAATACGAACCGGAACACCAGTCGTAACCGGATTGTTCAAAATGTTTTGTATCGTTCCAATAGCTTCATTTTCTATTGCATTTGTAAATATTTTACAATCTTTGCCGAATTTTCCTTGTAATTCAATCATAATCAAATCTTTTCGTTAAGTTTTTCAAGAAGTTCATTCGCACAGTTCTTTGCGTATTCTTCATCTTCATCATGAAAGGACTTGACTGTTATCCAAATCCCTGCAAATTTAACTTGTACTTTGTAATCAAGAAGGAGGTATTTCTCTCTGTTTCCGCTGCAATTATCTTCTACGAAGGTAGTCGTTTTATTGATTCTGTACTGTTTCATCATTATTTATTTCTTTAGAGTAGCAATTTCTATCAAGTATCTTAATGCACTGTTTAATTCCAGTATCAAATCCTTCTTTATAGCCTTTGGTATGCTCACCTAAAACATATATAGTCATTGACAGCCAAAATAGAAGTATGCCAACGGATTTATACCAGCATGGTAAAGATACAGAAAAGGGTTTTAAGGTGATAGAGAAATCACCGATCCACAGAAGACCGGCAATGAGCATGAGTAAATATAAGACTTTCATCATTTATCATTGTTAAGTTCAACATATTTGCCTTGTAAAGAGCAGTTCCTTAAAATTTCGGCATTTTCCCGGCCAAATGCAATAAGAACACTACCGCAACCGGGGCTGTCCCCACGTGTTCCATCGGGACGGAAGAATTTTATTCGATTCCTCAAAAACATCATACCGGTTGCTTTCGTGAAGATGATGTCTTGAAACTTATTGCTGTCACACCGGTTAAAAAGTAGTGCTATACCGTTGCCGTGTTCTGCCAATTTCTCTACAAACTGCCATATAAGCGGTTTGGAGTACGGAGGGTTAAGCCAAATTCGCCCCCCCAATTTTGTATAAGACCATTGTCCTGCTTGTTGTACATGATTTTTGCGGTAGGCCAAAGAGGGTGCATGGGAGCACATGGATCAAGGTCAAATTCACCTAATGCTTCAATGATTTCTCGTGGTGTGTACCATTCATCGGAAGCGTTTGCAGATCGTTCAAAAGATGTATTCATGTATTACTTACATTTAGGATTTTACGAATTTCTATATGATCGCAATTTTCATCAGCCTTTTTCAGAATATAAGCAATTTCTTCTTCCTTACTCATGTTCTGTGGACGTTTCGTTGCTTCTGCTCTCAATTCAGAAATAATTTTATCTACTTCGGGATTAGGAGTTTCATATAATTTTTTAAATTCAGCGGCTCTACGTTTAATAAGTCGCTCTGTCTTTTTGTTTAATTTCATCTCACAATATTTTAAAGTATTCCTTACATAAAAAACCTTTTCTTGGTGAAAAGTCTTTGAAGTCGCAACTCATGTATATTTCCTTCCTATCAGCCCAATGTGCCATGTCTTTCTGCCACTGTGGAATAATTTGGTGTGGATTGTTCAGATCACGAAAGGGTTGACAATGTGGAAGAAAACGGCGGCTTTTAGATTTCCAGTAGTTGACGCGCGCAAACGATTCTTCAAAGTCCATAAGGATGCAATACAAGAAATATTCCCCTTTATATCCATACTTGTCTATTAAAGCGGAAGCACGTTCAACTTCTGCAATCTGTCCCGGTGTATCGCATCCAAAGCGAATACGTTTAATCCATTTTACTTTTGCAAGTAGCCGAGCGATTTCATCCGTGATTAAACGAGCATCCAGTCCTTGATTAAAATCCACTTTGATACCCAGTTTGATGATTTTCTCTATTTGCTGCAAGCCATAGTTTGAGGCCAGTATATTATTATCCATAAGGATAGCTTTCTTCCGTCCGGCTGTTATTTCCTCAATATCCATATAAGGTGAGATTTTTCCTTCTTTTTTAGGAACAACCCACCATTTACACCGATTGGGACACCCACGTGTCAGAAACCCATAGGACAAATTGGAGTCAATATTGTAGATCGAGTAATCAGGTTGAAGACGATCAACCTCAATTGGAAGAACTTTTTCAATATCATATCCAGTACCACCTTTTTCTATTTGGTTAGCATTGATATAATAGTTATAGTCGGGTGTGAAAGTGAAAACTTTAGCTGCATATACTTTATCATATTTACATAGTGGATTATACCATTCCACTTGATCGCCTCTTGCTTTGTGGTAAGCACTGATCTTCATAAGTGCTAAATTGGGGAAATTGCTATCAACGGCTAAAATTCCAATATTCATTATTCTTCAAATTTAGGTTTTGGCATCCATGCTATCGGTTCCCATGACGGAGGTATGCTGCTCATTGAAGAGTAAATTGGGTTACCTTTGTACGTGTCATAGATATAACCATCCATGCAGAACCATACATTGTTGCTATATGTGCCGTTAAAAATCGCACCATGTTTACATAGAATGATGATGTCTTCATTTTCATCCGGCAACTGTCCCTTCACGCTTATCCAAGGTGATTGCTTTGACTGCCAGTCAGCACCTTTTATAAATGCAGATTCTGCAATTTCATCATGAGATAAATATGTAAAATCATCAAGTGACGTGTGTGTGCCATAAGTAGTTAATGTTTCGGCACTTGTCATCCTTGCTTCCTTTGCCGCTTCTTCTACTGTCTGTTTCATATCTATTTATCAAATAAATTAGTTTGAACCAACGTTCCTCTCTCTGTTTTTATCTCCCCAAAACATTCCCGGTGAAAACGTTCTTCTTGTGCTTCAAAGTATTCTTCATCTATTTCAGTTGCATAGAAATCGAATCCAAGTCCATAAGCAGCTATTCTGCTA